AAAGAGCTTTTGGCGTTAATTTCAAGTATGCACTCACTATCAGCACTCGCGGCATACTCGCTCACAAAAACCCGGCACCTTTTAGAAATTTCCCTGACCCAATCCCAAAACGCAACATGATCAAAGTCAACACCGTAGCCAGTTGTTCCATGGTATGGTGGATCGCAGTAAACAGTTGCGTGATCTGGTATCTCAAGATCAGAATAGCTTACGCTTGAAAACTCAACTCCCCTCAATAACCTTGCCTGATTAATTATTGAGCGCAAGGCTTCTTTTTGGTAATTCCTTTCTCCGGCTCTTGTCTGGCATATTCCAGCATAACCACCAAACCACTTTCCGGAATATGAACAACCTATTCCAGCCCAACCGATCATTTCATCACTTCCGTTAAGGTTTTTTAACTCCGCATATTCATGCCGTGAAATTTCTGGCGGAACCCATCCATCAACAACGGCCTTAAACATTGCTATTACATACTTGTTTGCGTCATTTGCAATTCTGCGATCGGCCTTTACGCAATCGATCATATTCATGCCACCAGCGAACGGTTCAACGTATACGCTTCCAATCTGACCCATCGCATCAAGAATTCTTTTTTTGAATCTTGCTTTACTCCCCATGTACTTCATTATTTCACCTCCGGAACGCAGGTCGCGTAATCCTGGCTGATGTAGATCGTGCGCTGAACGCGAGGTTCATGCTCGCCGAGTTCCTGAATGGTAACATCGTTGCTACCTACCAGGCACGGAACCGATCCGAAAATAAACTCGCCAGTCTGCTTGTCGTTGATTTGCCAGGTTCTACCATCCGCCTGTTTAATGACAACGAACGGCGTGTTGTCCGCATTGAATTCGTCAGGGTGACGACCGTAATAGTGCATGATCGCAGCTTCGGCAGCGGCGTAAAACTTGTTAGTCCCTTCATTGGTCGCCTCGTCGCGGATGGCCTTGATACGCTCTTCCGGCGATCCGATGATGTAGGAAAAGCTGTTCGAAATGGTAACTGTTCGCATTATATTTTAACCTCGTTTCGTTGGATAAAGTCGGCGACGTAATGGCATTCGATCGGGTTCTCGATACCCGCCAGCACCTCGCAGCGACCGTTATTCAGTAGCTGGCAATGCTGGCACTCCGCACCGCCAACACTGGCAATGACAATGGCGATCCCATTGCATGAACCGCCGAACATTCGATGAGGGAAGGGGTAAGCATCGCAGGTGCAAACCACCTCCCCGGCCCGCCGTTTCCTCATACCTGGCCCTTCTCGATGAAGAAAACCCAATCACGAGCGTCAACCGCAAAGCGTGCAACGCCGTCGAGCACCACGAAGACAGTAAACCCATTGACGCCGCGACCCTTCTCGATATCGGTTACGGTACGGAACAGATCGCTTGCGCCATATTGAATTTTATCACCGACGACTACATCCGCAAATGCTTTCATGGTTAATCTCCTGATTGATTCGCGTTGAAGTTTCATAGCTTTGGCCCCTTTGGCTCAATTCGTTTCGTTGAAGTCATCATAGCAAAGCCGATCGGGTTGGTTTTAACAAAAAATGCTATTCCTGCGATTGCTGATTATTCAACCGATTCGGAATAGTGTAATAGATTGTGATTGCACCTGATTCCCTGGTGATTAGTTTTGACGAATCATGATTGCTTTTGATTGTTTCATTCTGTGCAATGATTTTGGGAGTGTTTCAGGATTTGCAACGAATTGCATAAATGTATGCACCATGCACGCAATTTGCCGCTCGAAGCGGTCAAAACAGGCAGCTATTTGTGGCGGCTTTGTGGTTATGTGGTTTTATGGGGTTGCTTTGTGGCGGGAAAAATCTTACCGGAAATCCGCGCAAAAAATGAACAATAAATACATATAGAATATACGTAAGTATATATAAAATAAGAGTATTATTATTATATACCTATATCTATTTCTCTTTGTGGTAAGATTTATCCGCGTGCTGGCTTACTCGTTCGCTGCCGCGCCAAAAAATTTTTGATGTTCCGCGCCGCCGTCGTGAAATATATAAAGGGGCATATATAAGGGGGTTAGTTACCGAGTTACCACAAAAACGGCAAACGCAGTTGACACAAGGCTTTGATGGGGTATTATTCACGTATGATTGAGCTTACACCAATCTAACCACAAACTTTAACAAAACCACAAAGGAGCCACAAAAATGGCGAGACCAAAGGCACAGGACAGGATCGAAATCACCGATCCCGGCGAGTTGCTCGACCTGGCAAAGTCGGCAGCAAGAAAGCGGATGGATGTCACTGGCGAAGACCGCGAGCAGATAGAAGCGATTATCAAAGAGGCATACGACAAAGCCTGGGGAGGCGGTGAGTACCTGCGGGCGAGATTCATTGCTGCGGGTCACGATCTGCTTATCAGCGATTCAGAGTACCGCCTTGCCACCAGGGGGAGTGGACTGTACGACTCGACGATCTCAAGCGCACTGAAGCGGTTCGCAAAACCAGGGGAGAAAATCAGCAGGCGCGTTGTGAATGGGTTCTACCACATCACGATCGCAGAAGACTTGTCGAAGGAGGCGGTGGCGAAAAGTCATGAGGATTCGATCCGGAAGGAGGAGCGGGAAAGGATTAAAGGTTTAGTGGCCGCTCTTGCCGTAGACTTCGCCGGGGATGCCCTGACCGGGATTTACAAGGCAAATCTGTGTGCGGCTATCGATCTTGGATTGACCGCCAGCGATATCAGCCAGGAGTCCAGTCATGAAGAGTAAGACTTCAATAGCCCAAACACTCATGCGGCAATATAGGGGCATGATAAAAACAATGGATCGGGTTGCACTCCAGCAAGCTGTAAAATATTGCTACCGTGCACCGGACTCCTTGACCTACAGGTTTAAGGATGACTCCGTGATATGGTTCCACAAAGGTAGCGCAATCATCATCACAAAAGAAGAAGCACTAAAACTATGGAGGAGAGTATGAAGCTATATCCAGACCAAAACGACCCGGCGGCACCGATGCGCCTGGGAGACACGCCAATCAGCGAGCAGGAGGTTATCGCAGCCATTGCCACTGCATCGGACGACGAAAATCCAACCGCCCTGGAATGCGTTACAGCCGACTTGCTTGTAATGTCATTTCTTCCGGAATCTGAATCTTACATTCAGCATATCACCGAGACAGGCGAGGCTGTTACGAAACCGGAATTCATCGGCGCGTCGAACGTCCTGGCTATGATGGCCGATGAGGCCGACAACATCATTAGCCTGGATTATCCACAATGAGCGCCTTTATCCTGTTTTCCATCGGTGTTAATTGCGGATTGCTCCTGGCGGCATTTATCATCCACCTGAGCAACAAGTAGCACTTTTTGTTAAAACCCGGTCAGGGAGATAGGGTATTATCTCTTCATCGACAACGAATGAGGAAACCGAAATGATTACTCTGATTACCTGGGAACACGAAAGCAGCAAGCCAGAAGTGCGCGAGTTCGAGACCGTGGCGGCTTGCTACAACCTGGCGGCAAACAGTGGCTTTTACAAGGCGCAGATCGTTAACGAGTTCGGGGTTGTCGATTATGAATTTTAAGGCGAGCGATGTAAAACCTGGCGCGGTCTACGGATCGCGCCTCAACAACCGCCTTTGGCGCTGGGATGGCGAAACTATGTGGACTAAAGGCGAGGGCGATGTTATTTGGCATGAATGCGGCTGGCCCCACCCCACAATGAGCCGACTTGATATCGCTTATTATCTTTCAGTTGGCGATATGCACGAGGTGGAAAGATAGCACTTTTTGCCAAAACGCCGATGGCGAGATCCGGTATTATTTACCCATCGACAACGAACTGAGGTGATGAAGATGGATAAGGTTATCAAGATGAGCGAAGTTAAGCCGGGCATGATGGTTAAGTTTGCTGGCAAGTTTCGCCTGGTTCTCGCAGCAGATCGCAAGGCGAACATTCTCACAATTCGCGTTAATGGAAAGGCGCAACTCTTCGCGCCGCAGTCCGACATTGATGTTGAAGTTCGTATCAAGTAAGCAGCCGGGAGATGAAGATGAGCAAGAAGAATCCATATTCAACCAGCAACTACCATAACGAACACGTCATGCGCTGGCACTGGCAGAAACTCAAAGAGCTCTACCTTGCACGCCAGGGCAAATAATCACAATAGAGCCGCTTCGGGGGCGCTATATTCCAACCATCAACACGGCTCACGCCAGGAGGATTGGCAATGCCACGATTTTCAGCAACAACAAAACTTCGCACCTTCGCCGGGATGCCGATCCCATACTCATCAACCAAAGCCGTCCAGGGCGGCGAGCACGGCGTATACTTCCACTGGTGCGGCAAGTGGCGCTTCACCGTCATTCTCGGCTTTTACGTCACCTGCGATCGCGTGGATATTGCCGACCATTCCGGCGGGAACCAGGTTCACGAGTTCAAAAGGCACGAATAGCACTTTTTGCTAAAACTCGATCGGGGCAATGCGTTATTATTACCCCATCGAAACAGAGGAGCAAAAACATGATTGGCAACCACAACAACGAACTGAACGCAGCAGCCCACCGTCGCGCCGTCGAGCAGAACTTCAACGCGCTTAAAGTAGCCTGCGATGAGATGAAAGCAATGCTTGAACTGCCGTCATGGGATCCCCAACTAGAAGACTACTATGACGGCCTCCGCGTCAAGCGTGACGATATCATCAACCGCCTGCGCCTGGCCGGAATGTTTCTGTAAGGAGAGCGCAATGATTCACGAAATTAAGTCAAAAAAGCAAGTGGTGGCAACCATCAAGAAGAGGATGGTTGTTGCATTCCAGCTTAACATTACCGACCCCGACGACACGCAGTCGATTGACGTGCCGATTTGGGCTAACACGATCGCCATTGATGCCGACGGTGCAATTTGGGCCTATGAGTCTACAGCCGAAGAGGTTCGAATTATTGGAGACCAGGATGACGCATGGAGCGACTGGGGAAAGGCAAAAAACAGGATAGACCAAATCGGGGCAATGGCTCTCTTCCCTGATTGGGCAAAATCGAAGATTGACCTTCGCGGCCTGAAATAGCACGAATAGCTAAACGCCCGATCAATGGATCGGGCATAATGACCACACACCAAACAACGGAGATACACCATGAAGCAGATCGTCAAAAACGCGGTTGTCGCCATCGTCGGAACCAACTTCGAAGGCAAGAAAAGCCGCATTCACCTTTTGCACGTTGACAATGACGGCAAGATGCGCGGCGCATTCTACCTTGGAGATCGAGGTCAGCGCCTTCATAGCGATGAGCATCCGTTTCGGAATATGACCCACTTCCAGAATAGCCGGGACTATAGCCCAACATGGTTTCACGAATACCATTTCGAAGGCTTGATGGTTGAATCGTTCGTTGCCGATCCGATGAAACTAACAACACGCGATTACAAGCGCATGGCACGCAAGGCGCACAAACTCATGAAGCGCACGCCGAAAAGCCACGTCTGGCACATCTTCGCCAACCAACTGGAAGACCTGTCATGGTTGAAACAGTAACAGTGATTTGCACCCATGCTGGTTACGGGCCACTTATTCCGCTGTTCACGGTGGGTAAGGAGTATCAAGCCAGGTTCGGCCCCGGCCTGGATGAAGTCTGGATTTTGCAGGACGACAAGAAAACAACGGAGTTGGGAGAAAACTGGTTAGCTTGCCGTATGCCGGACGAGAAGATAGCGATGTTTCTTAACAGACCATATGAAAACAACGTTCTATTTGAGGT